CTGGGTATTGCGCTGCAGCACGTTAAGCCAGTTAGTGCGCAGGTTATCGCATTCCGGCAAACGAACGCGGGCCTGAACCTTGTCGGCATCGACGGCGCTGACCGTACCGACCTGACGGGTGACAACAGACATTACTTATCTCCTTTTATTACCGTGGATGTGGTGCCATCGTATTTGTAGACGGTCAGTGTCTGGCTCTTGCCGGTCTTTTTACCTTTCTTCGCCTTGCCCTGCGTGACCGGCCCTCGAGCTACCTCCAGTTCTGTGATGTAGCCGCTGTTGCGGTCAAACGCATGGCGGGCAGTGGTTATCAGCCATGGCCCGGATAACTGACCAAAGCCCACCAGTTCAATTTTGTTGCCCGCCGTCAGCTGTGGCGTGCCCATTAACGTCAGGGAGCCGCTCTGCTGATATTCGTTATGGCTGGCCAGTGCAGAGTCCGCCTTGATTTTTGCGCTGTCAGGATCGCTGACGCGGCTGTTGACCTTCAGTGAATCAGCGCTGGTGACTTTTGCCAGTTTGATCTGTTTATCGCTTTCACTGGTGCCACCGGCAACCTCGTAGGCGATCAGTTTTTTATCGCTGCTCTTCTGGTGTTTTACCTTCGCGGATTTGTAGACGCGGTTGATGGTGTCACGCAGAGAAAAACTGGACACATCCTGCGGCTTCAACTGTTTTACCGGCTCCTGACCGCGCAGCGTGGCCAGATGGGAGAAAATCAGCTGGTCGCTGACGACTTTCACCGCATAGCCATACTCGCTCGCCAGCCGACGCAGGAAACCGACGTCCGTTTCAGCATACTGTGTAACGCGGTCAATTTTGATGGACTCAATACTGCCAACCAGCTTCAGCTGATGCTTTTTGGCAATCCGCCCGGCGATGGCCGCCAGCGTGGTGCTCTCGAAACCACGACTGGATTTAGTCCGCAGGGCGTTGTTGACCGACGTGGCCACGCCCCGGATAGCGACAACGGACGCGGGCGAACTCACCTCGATCTCGTCTATCGAGAACGTGCCGCAGGATAGCAGCTTCTCGCCCTGATAACCCATTTTCAGCGTCAGCGTATCCCCCTTGCCCGGATACCACTTATCCAGCCAGCGGCCATCGGTGTCGTCCAGCTCCACCTCAATGGTATCGGACTCGCTTTTGATGTTATCGCTGTAGGTAACGCGGGTCACATAGGGGGCGATATCGGTGGTGATGTTCTTCTGCAGATACCACAGCGTGAACACCGGACTCAGAACATCGCTGACGCCGGTTAACGCTGATGCGGCCTGTGCAGTGCTGTTTATCTCAGCCATGGGGCAATATCCTCTTCTGTGGTGGCTTCTTCAGCCTCGATAACCGGAATCAGTAACAACAGCCCGGAGGGCAGCACCGGTGTGATGGCCACGTGCGGATTGGCGGCAATTATCCGGGGATAGCCCAGCGGGTCGCCATAGTACTGCCATGCGAGAGAGTCCCAGCGCTCTCCGTCACGGGTGACATGTTCAAGAAACATCACACACTCCTCGCCAGTATTCTGGCTGCCATGGTGCTTAACCCCGGCGACATACGGGTGAAGGTGGTGCTGGCGGAGTTAAGCTGCCCGGAAACGGCGTCCAGCGCCGCCGCGATATTGCTGCCGTCCACTCCGCTCAGCGAAGACTGTGCCTGTTGGACATACGTGGCCGCATCACTGGTAGCTCTGGCCAGACTGATGGCATCAGGCATGGATTCAGAGAGCGCATTAAATGCCGGAATGCTCTGACCTAATGCCCCGGATACGTTGCCCAGCCCACTCATCAGCCCCGGCACGCGGGTCAGTGCAACGGCGGGGTTATCCTTCATTTTCTGCGCCACCCGAACGGCGCTGATGGTGGTCTGGAGAACAGACTGCGCCTGTTTGGCATAGTTGACACCGTCGCGGACGTACTGCGCCACCCCGGAAGGTGAAGGAACGGCACCGGAGACCGCCCCGACGCCGGGAACCGCTGTGCGTATCGCAGGAGGCTGTAGCGGGTTTTTCGGGTCGCCGATGTACTCCCGGAGAGACGCGGTGGCGTTGACGGCCAGCACGTTGCCGGTGCTGTCAGTCTGCTCGCTGGTTGCGGTCACATCGGTAATCACAAACCAGCCGCGATAGTCACCGTTGCCAAAGACCAGCGCCAGCGCCTGATGGGCCTTCATGGCCGTTCTCAGGCGGGCCAGCTCCACGTCGGGCACACAATAGTGCTGATGGAAGACCAGGCTTATCTGGATCTCGTCCAGCTTATCGCCAACGAACTGCAGGCCGGGCTTACCCTCGATACGGGGATGCTCCGCATAATCGACGCCGAACGTGGCCTCGAAGCCGTCCCAGTAGGTAATCAGCTCAAATTCAATATCACCCAGTACTGCAAACATCAGCTGTACCTCCTGCGTTGTTGCTGAGCCAGCAGACGCTCCAGCATTTTTTCCAGCTCGTGCACGCTCATATTCAGCGCACCGGTCAGCCCGGCTGGCGCTGCTGTCTCTTTGCCATTGAGGTAGAACTGAGGATTAAAGTCGACCTGAATACCACCAGACATTCCGCCACCGGATGCAGCTGCACCACGGCCTGAATACCCCGCCGCCATGATTTCTGGCGACGGGATACGAGGTACATCCGGTGTCATTTGTTCAGCCAGCCGCTGCCCGGCCAGCGCCGCAAGCGGAGTGGTTCGCTGCAGGCCGATGGCTGCTCCCTGCGCGATATTGTCACCGAAGCCCATAAACACGCGGCTCGGCGAATGGATGCCCAGCTTTTCCTTGAACCAACCGCCAACACTGTCACCCATGTCGGTGACGGTGGTTTTGAGCGACTCCCATTTGTTTTTGATGCCGTTTATTAACCCGTCGATAAGATGGCCACCGAAGTCGGTGAACTTCGCTGGCAGATCAACACCGAGGTATTTCAGCGCAGCCGCAAAGGCTTTATAGAGCAGACCAACCGGCGACCAGTTAATCAGCAGCTTACCAATCCCCACGACACCACCGTTAAACGCCTCTTTAATGTCTGCCCAGCGCTGTTTAAACCAGCCGCTGACCGCTCCCCAGTTGCGGTAAATAAGGTAAGCAGCCACAGCAACAGCGGTGATGGCCAGACCGATAGGGTTCATCATCAGCGCCCGGCCAATCCAGAGAACTGCCCGTCCGACGAGCATAATGCCGCGAACAAGACTGCCACCAAGTACACGCCCCAGCGTACCAGCCCCTTTGGCGACAGCGCTGAAGCCGGTCACTAACCAGCGGAGTTTGCCGCCTTCACCCAGTGCAAGGGTCAGACGAAGCCAGTTAGCTCGAAGCCTGACAACACTTCCCCATACGCTGGTAAATGGTGAGATAAGGAGATTCAGCCCCAGCTTGAGACCGATTGTGGCCATCTTGAAGGCAAGTAATGCACCCACAATCTTAATGGTGCCGCTAACAAGTTGCGGATTTGCGGCTATCCATTTGCCGACGCTGTCCATTAAGGGGATAAAAGTCTCACTAAGTTGAATTAGTGAAGGGCGTAAAGACTCCCCAATACTTATTGCTGTTTCGTTAAATGCAATCTTCGTTCTACGCCAACGCCCTTCAAGAGTTGCATTTTGTTTTTCAGCGTCTGTATCTAGTGTGCTCTTGGCTGATGGACTATTCATTTCCTGCTTATTGGAAAGATACTTATCCCAACCTTGCCGCATTGACAGCAGATGGTTGACGGTCTGAATATCAGTGAAGACTTCTGCCAGTCCGAAGGACTCCATCAGCTTCTGTTGGCCCTCTTGGTCTCCCGAGTCCTTTGCCGCGTTCCACTGCTGTACGAACGCTTTGCCTTTGTCGTCAATGAAGGCGTTGGCAATCATCAGCGAGGATTCATACTGCGAAAACCCTTGTGAAACTAGGTTCTGCATGGATTTCTGATAATTAATCCCGGCCTTGGCATATTTCTGAATGGTATCGTTTCGCCCCATAGCCGCCAGCCAGTTGGACATATTGGTAACTGCTTCTTCCGCTGAGCCGCTGCCTTTGCCGACCTCCAGGCTGGAGACGATCTGCATAATCGCTTCTTTGCCTGTGATACCACGGGCAGCAAAAGCTTTAGCCATACCCGGCAGTGCCTTAGCCATGTCTTTCAGTTCAAATGAACCGAGTTTTGCACCAGTAGCAGCCATACCAAATGCCTGCTCCAGCTCTTTGGCATCGGTAATTTTGAGGGCATCGCTGAAGGCATAGGTCATTTTGGCAAGGTCGGTCATATCGGCTTTAGTGGCCGTGGCCGCTTTACCCAGCATCCCTGTGAGCTGAGAAGCCTGATTAGGGGCCATACCATCAGCAACCAGCTGCCCCACACCTTGCAAAAGAGACTCCTGAGTCTGGTTGACTTTTGGAGCAATTTCACGAATTGCTTTGCCAATAGCCTGTTCTTGTTTTGCATCTAAATCGCCAGTGACGCTGATATCACGCAACTGCGACTCGATTGATGCGTATTGTTTGACTGAGGCCATGACCGGTGCACCCAGTGTTCTGCCGATGGCATAGGTTTCTGCTCCCTGGCCATAGAGCGCCATGCGGTTAGCTTTCAGCGCGTCACTGGTGGCTGATACTGCTGACAAACGGCGCTGCTGGCGCTCAATTTGCTCCATTGTGCGGCTTACCCGCAGCAGGTCGCTGTTGAGGCGCTGCATCCGGGAAGAACCCAACTGACCATAGCGTTCTGTTGCACGGGTTAAGGCGTTTTGGCGTTCCTGCAGGCGGCGCGATGTATCGCCCAGGGAATCAAGGGCGCGTCGGGTACCGCTGACGGCTGAGCGGAAGCTGCTCCCGACAATGCCGCCAATAATGACGCCGACTGAAAATTCACTGGCCACGGTGGTTATCCTCTGAAAGCGGAAAAACGGAAGGAAAATGTCTGAGAGCCATGCAGAACAGCCGCGAGTAGCGGCTGTAAAGTGATGAGGAGTTAATGATTATCGCCGAACTCGCTTCTGATTTGCTCTTCAGCCTGCTCCAGCCACATCTCCAGATCGTCAGTATCGAGGGCATCA